GGAGTTTACGTTGCCAGAGTCATTGATCATCTCATCTGGCTCGAAAAATGCATATACGAATTCGCCATCAAGCTTTGTGACTTCAGGAACGTCTACGACGGCAAACACCTTTGACGGAATTGACAGAGGAGTGTTGATAGGAGGTGTTGTCATAGTAGGTTTGCTGGCTCCATGGTTACAAAGAAGTCAGCGAACAGAATGTCGCTTTGAGGGTCGGTTGGCTTGAACTCAACCTTGACACCAGTTGGGCTACTGGTATCAGGTGTCTCAATCAACATGTCCTGAACGAATGACTGACGGATTGCTCTCTTGCCAGACTCGGTTGATGTCGTCATGTCAAGATCAACATACCAACCAACGTCTGTGTTGACTGGCAAATGGAAAACTCTCTCAAACAGTCTTGAACTGACGCAATGGTTGTAGATGGACTTCTTGGGATCTGTGTCGATGGTTCCATACACAAGGCATCTCAGAACGCTCTTGATGTCTCCTGGAATAGATGTGTTGGATGGAGACAACATCTCTTCAAACGTCAGGTTTTGAGGCAGTGATACTCCACGCTGAGAAAGCATGTAGCTTCTGACCAGCGTCGATAGCTCCTTGTTGAAGACGCTTGATGCTGTAGAAGCAACGGTGAATCTTGGCTCGGAAATATCCATGCCTGTCATGAGTTGCAAGTAGTCTTCCAACACCTTGCTCTCCACATGAGTGGAAAACAAACGACGTTTGTCCTGTTCGGTTAGGAAGTCGTACTCGTCGTTTGTTACCATAGAACTCAGTGTCACTGCTTTGGTTGACTCAGGAAGTGCATAGTCAACCAAATTGATTCGTGATAACAGCTGCTCGTATGTCTCGGTGAACACTGGGTTTGAGTCAACGATACTCTGTTGAGGGAAGAACAATGACAAATCTACTAGCCATTCCTGTGGGTAGAATACGATGTCGTCGTATCTTGCATCTCTCTTGTAGACCTTGATACGAACTACGTCTGACTGCTTGTTGCGCAGCAAGAGATTGCTACGATTGGTTGTTGTACGATCTGACAGAGCTGTCTGGCTCATCCCAACGGGTACACCAACCGTAAGAACTCGAAGACGTTCATCTGCTTTGATACGATACTTTGGCTGAGACAGAGCAACAGTCATCAAGGTCTTCTCTTGTGGTGTCACAAATGACCTAACACCAAGCTGTGGAGTAAACCCGTTGATCAACTGACCGTTAGCCAGATGCTCTCTCATTTCCTCATAAAGGAACACGGAGCCTCTTGTTTGGGATGGATTCTTGATTGTCTCAAGGATGTTTGTATCTCCACCAACATACTCTAGAAACGACTGAAGGGTTGTGTTGTTGAAGGCGTTGACCATGCCTTGCTTTGCTTCTGTGATCGAACGGTTGATGACCTGAAACACATGCAAGAAGTTCTGAACAGTCTTTTGCTCGTTGTTCACCTTATCAAGAATGTCACTGAGTGACGTCATGATTTTAGGGAACTCAGGACCCCAAAGAAACTGTTCAAGACGAAGGTTCTCGATGTACTGATAGACCTGAACGGATGTGCCATTTGGTGGCGGTGCCTTGACACCGATGACGCTGTCAATGGCAGCACGAGTCATCTTGTTCTTTTTGATGTCAACCAACAGGTTGAGTCTTGTCTTGTATCGTGAGTTGCCGAACTGAGCCGGTGTGTACAAGTCTGCAAAGCACACAAACGCTTCGAACAAAAGCAAGCTCAACGTACTAGTTGACAATCCGTTAAGTTTGGTAAGCGTAGTGTTTTCAGTGAGATACACCGTCTTGGCATCCTCACAAGAGGCGTCAATGATTTGACCAAACATGGTCATACATTCCTTCATCAAATTGTTTGATGAGCCAGATGGCTTGACACAGTTCATCAACGTAGTCTTGATGTAACCTTCGCTCAGGAACACTGGTCTTCCGTCAGCGTTCAATGCTTCAAGATTTAGAACCGACACAGGGCTGTAGCTTGTCTGGGTTGTTGTGCCGTCAGGGATTAGACTTCTGAATTCGGGGATAGGTCTTCCTGATGCCAGATAGAAAACACGGTCTTCAATGTCCTGAGCCAGTGCCTCAAGATACTTGTGGTATCTGTTCAAGCTGCTTTCGATGCTAGTAAGGTCAACTTGGATGCCAGCTATATTTTTCACATACGAAAGAGACTGAGTGTTTCCTAGTTCATTGCCTAGAATCTTGAATGCTGTCTTTGAGTTCTGATTGGACTGACTGACAACGCCTGCAAATAGATACCATTGAAACAGTCTGTTTTTAAGCTGAGTGTCCTTGTTGGCTAGTTTGAAAACTGCTAGGATTGATCCTTGAGACGTGTCAATGTTCTGAACATCCAACAGTCCAGACGTTGAGTTCTTCAGAGCCACGTTCAAACGACAAACAATTCCATTAGGGGATATGACTGACTTTGTGTCATCCAGCTGAAGAAGAGACGATGTGTTCTTTGTAAGCTCGGCTACGCTGTCAGACAACCCACTAGCAAAACGAACCAGTGGGTCTGTGTTGAACGAAGGCGTGCTTGTCTTTGTGATGTCCAAGACGCTGTCCACATAGTATGAGGTTCCTGGTGCATACGATGGATTGCCTTGAGTGAGTTTGCTGTCAACAAACTTGGATTCAAAAGGAAGAACAATGGATGTTGAGCTTGCGCCACCTGTCGGTACTTGAGCAAACGAAACCAGACTAAGCTCGGCTGGAGCGTTTGACTTGGTGTAGATGTCTGGACCAGATGAACCAATCATAACCTGCCAAGGAGATAAGGACGGCGTAATGGTTGCAGCATATCGTTGACGAAAGCTAGTAGCCAAAGCGTCATCAGCCCCAAGAGCCTTCGAAGCTCTCAGTTCTTTGCTGAGCGTGTACAACAGAACCTTGATTCTATCTGTACCAAGGTATGGAAGTCCATTGAGGACAGAGGTGAATGTGGCCGGGACTGAAGCGTTGCTAACACTCTTGAGTGACTCAACACGGAATCTAAAAGGATCGTAGCTCGTGTCAATGACAGTTGGGTTCTTGTCTGAGATTCGGTTTCTATCAATGGAACCCATCAATCCGTATGAGTAGTTCTCCAAGATAGACTTCAAGTCTTGACACATCTGCAACCACAACTTCGTGTTTGAGAATGAGTCAAACTCGCTTTTGTCGTATTGCATGGATGCCTCAAACAAGTCACGCATGGTCATTCGTTGAGGAGTTGTATAAGCAGAAGCTGGAATGTTTCTGATGTCGAACTTGGACTTAGCCTGAGTTGTCGAGGCTGAGAATCTGCGATAGGCTTCAATGATTCTACCAACCTGTTCGTTGTTCTGATCAACACCATTTCTGACAGATTCAGTTGCCTTGTTGTAAGCGTCTTGGTTCCATTTCTTCACAGCCAACATGAATTCAATGAATGTTTCAATGCGTACAGCTAGGAGTTGTTCCTGGTTGTCAAGCATCTGACCTGTTGAGGTTGGTGACCAACCGTCATAGATTGGCTTGAAACCTGTAACAGCCACAATCTCTGAACGATAGGCTGAGATGCCGTGACGCTCTGTTGGCTTATACTGTTGGTTCTGCAAGTCAAGATCGCTCAGATCGATTTGTTCGTTTCCTGGCTTTGGTTTTCCTACACGAACAGGAAATACAGCCACAGTAGAAGATGCTCGTGCTGGTGCTTTGAGGTTTGGCGGTGGGGCTGTGCTGGTGGTTACGCCTGGCGAACGAATCACGTCCGTTTTTCTTGGCTGAATGCTCAAGTTGGTGGGCTTGTTTGATCTGCCTCGAATACGACGTGCCATGGAATCTAACTATACCAAGATCTCGTTTGTCCGAGTTTCAACCCCATAACTGTAGTCAAGATAGATCGGAATGATGACATACGTCAAACCACCAGACTCGTTGTTCTCAAGCAAGTCTATCCATTCGATAGTATTGGAGTTTCCAACCAACGAATGAGCTTTGCCAACCGTTGTACGCAAGCTGCCGCCAAGCATCTCAAGAACAATCAGGAAGTGGTCAATCTTGGTTGTGTCTCCTTGAATCGTCCATCTGACGATCACCTTGTTGTTTGAGATTACACTGGCTGTAGCACTGTTGACCGTTGGCTTGATTTCTGCCAAGGCAATGTCAAACTCCTTGACATCGACAATGGTTCCAAATGTAAAATCAAGGCTTGCGTAGTTTCTTCTCAAAGAGTTCTCGGACACGATGTTTCCATTGGCCAAGGTGATTGGATGAAGCCATTCACTGGGCAAGTAGGAGTACGCCAATGACGTACCTGCATCGCCCTCTTTGCTCAAGGTTGGCAGCATTGTCTCAATGCTTCTGGCATAGGTGGTGATCGTGTAACGATAGTTCACACCTGGTTCAGGGTTCACCACGCCTCTGGCGATACCAACCGAGCGATCGGAGAAGTTGTCACCTGGTAACACTCCAAAGTCTTCAACCATGCCATTACTGAGATTCGTTCTTTGAACCACGACAGCAAACAACTGTCCAAGTTTGCTTCTGTCAGCAATGATCTCGTCCTGGAATTCACCAATGAAACCCTGTTCAGTCAAAAACTTCTTGACTCTGTCGGCCGAGTTTTGAAGCACCTCTTTGGTGATGACAAACGAAACATCAATGTCATTACCGCTCTGTTCAATCACTGGTGGCGTGATACTGATGGACACGATGTTGTTCTGAATTGGTTTATTGGCCAACACTAAAGGAATAGGCGAGTCAACCTCTCTCCCTGTCTTGTACAACAACTTGCATGAGTATTCGTAGATTCTATTGACCAAAACGTCTCGATCAATAATCTGAACTGACTCTCCGTTACTCTCTCTTTCAAGAAGATAGAACAACCCTTCATCAACCATTGTTCCTGGATATCCTTCAATCACAGACAAATCTCTTCGATAGAGCTTGAATGCAATGACGTCTGTTGGGAAGTCTGAAATGGTAATAGAAACCGTGTTGTTACTCTGCGGGCTTCCAGTGATAGACACAAAGGATTCTGACCATGACGGGCTGTGAACAGGGTTGCCTCTTGCCAAGGATGGGACGCCTGTCTTGCCTGTGCGAACCATGAGTGAGGCAAAGTCAGCTCCGGCAATTCCTTCTCCGTTGACGGTCATGGCACGGTAAATGACTGGGTGCGTTGAGTTGTAGTAGTCAACAAATCGAACATAGTCATCACCCGAGACTGTGTTCTGTTGTCCGACAAGAGTCCACAAGGCTGTCTTGAGGCTAGATGTGGTGTCCTTTCGATACAGTCTGATGGCTTCTCCGTTGATGTCTTGTTGCTTGGCAGCAATGATCACCTGACCAAATCCAGTCTTGTTGTACTGTTGAATGGTTGGCGGTTTGACAGGCAGTCTGAAAATGGCCATCTGTAGATCATGACGAATCAACTTTGTGATGGTCTGAATGGTAACACCACGGGAGTTTCGAATACGAAATGACAAATAGAACGTAGAACTAGAAATCAAGTTGTTGTCTATAGAGACATACTCGACAACTGTCGTTGTCTTGGTTACAGGCTTGTTTGGCGACCATGTACCAACAACAGCATTGTTGTCAAGTTCATTGGTACTAGACCTTGGATTGTTTTGCTTTGGACCAAGCAAAGAATCACGAACCGATCGGTTTAGAGAAGCGTCTTTGTAGTTGGTGTTTGACAGAAGACCAGCCACTTGGTTCTTCAGAGTTGCAATTTCGTTTGTTCGTTTGCCTAGAATCTGAGCCGGATCTTCATTACCAGTTGACAACAACGACTTAGCCAACGATTGAAAAGACAGAACGTTGCTTTCTGGTTCTATGTTTTGACTGTCAAAAACAGGCAAGTCCGTGCTACCAAGAGAACCAACGTTCACGACATTGTTGCCTTGAACGATAGCTGTTCTGGACGCACCGTTCTGGTTGACGTTAGTTCCACTAACTCGTTGCTTCAATGAACGCAAGGCTGTGTTGTCAATTGCCTTGGTGAAGTCAGACTTGTGAACAACGATGGCATTTTGCGCCGATGTTCTAACGCTGTCTTTTCTCAAAGGATTGCGCAACAAAAGGTTGTTCAACAGTTCTTGCGGGGTTGATGATTTGGTCAACGACGCTGGATCTGAAGATACAATTGGAAACGCCGAAACCAAGATGTCAACAGATGTAGAGCCATGCTGTAATGCCTTGACAATGTCAATGCCATATTCAACACGATAGATGAATGGACCATCAATACTGCTTGGCATCTGCGAAAGAATCGCCGCATTGTCTTCTGGTTCAACCAGTGACAATACGTCACTGTCTTGTTTAAAGGTTACCTTCATCGTTCACCCTTCCTAAATAGAACTCACTCGAAAACAAGGATGAACATGCAAATGAAGGTCTGAACGCCATAGCTGTCCTGATACACCTTGCCAGCGAAGAAGATGTGTTTGGTGCCTGTGGAAGAGTCGCTGTTTGGGAATTCTCCGAAGTCAACAACGTCAAGTTTAGAAAGCGTATTGTCATCTGCTCCTACTTCAAACAGCTGACAGAACAAGTTGTTTGACTTTGACGTTTGAATGAATCGAACTGTTTCTGCATATCCTACCTTGTTCAATGCATTGATTTCATCATTCACTTGCTTGAGAGTTGTGATGGGGGTTTGTCCAATGTTTTCATAGTTCCCAAGCGGAACAACCTGTCTAGAGCCGTTCTTCTGAACGGGAGGAAGGAACTGGAAGTTCGGGATATGGCTCAATCTTCTGTCTTGAAACAAGCTGTCTGCTGCATCGATTGACACAGTGCTGAGAGACGAGCTTGCGTATGGCTGCTTGCCTTCTACCATGTCAAATCGAAACGAACGTGGAGCAACCTCAAAGTCACCCGAAGGGCTTCCTTGTCCAGGTGTCTTCAAAATCATCAACTGTTTGAAGTGGTCAATGGAAGTTCCCAGCAAACTGCTCGCCATGCTTGCAAAGGCTGACCCTGTTACCTGTTCAGGGTAATGTTCCTGCATGTCATATACTTGGCCATGCTTGATGGCCAGTCGTTGTGAACCACTAACAGTGAATGCATTAAGCATGCTACTATCATCTGTCTCTAGTGTGATGGCATCCTGTAGAAGGGCGCCAGCAGCTTCAAGTACAAAGCGATGAGGAATCACACCTTCTTCGGCTTGTTCTTCGGTCACGGTGTCTGATTCATAGATTGCAGACGAGTCAGAGAGTGACACATAGGTTGGTTTGAAATCACCAGAGGCAATCTGCCTACGCCCTTCTTGGGTGATCACTGCGTCGAAGATACGCTCCACATTGCTTAGAATCCCAGACATTAGACATATCTCCAAAGAAAACCACAATGGGTTTTCTTGATACCGTTTGCTACCTGTCTCATGACACCAGCGTTAAGCCCAGTAGCTTTTGAAGCAATGATTATAGCATAGACACCACATGTTCTTGTGCGCTCTTTGTTGTTTAGAATACCGCTCATGTCAGTCTATCCCTCCCGAAAGGTTATCGAAAAAAGGCATGCCGCTTCGATACTCATAGTCATATGCGCCTGAATCTCGTGGATTGAAGTCTGTTGGGGACGATGCGGTAAGATACACAATGGCTCTGTCATATGCTTTAGAGGCTGACAAAAACGTCACACGAATTGGTGAATCAACTGTGGTTGACAACGAGTTACCCAAAAGCATCTTGCTGCTCAGTCTCTGCTCCAACATGTCACGGAACTGTCCATAGTGGTTTCGGTTAAAGACGCATCTGGTTGACTGTGGTGTCACATTCATGATTCCATATCTGAATCCCTGTGGCTTTGGCGAGATGAAGCGGAATGTCTCAAAGCTGGCATCATTAACCCAGAACTTTGTGTCGATGAATTCAACAGCACTGTTCTTCATGAATGTGAAGTTGGAAGATGGAAGCCAATCGCCATCGCCCATGACCACCGCAGCACCCTTGCCAAAGCCATAGTAGGTTCTGAAGCCGTCTTGTAGCGTTGAGCGAACAAAGGTTGTTCCAGGGCCAGTTCCAGGGTCCTGTAGGATGATGTTCTCGCCAACGTTGATGAATGTCTCAAAGGTTGGATCGTAGACGTAGTCGTTGGTTTCAACATCACAGACACGTCCAATGAAGTTCAATGTTGTTGTATTAGGTGTTCCTGCAATCAGGTAGTCGCCATAACTTGGCCACTCTCTTGCTGGGTATTGCCAAATCTTGAAATTGCTGATAGTTTGGAAATTGGTTTGAGCCGGTGGCTCAGAGGACAAAGTTTGAGCCACATAAACCCCAAGTGTGTTTTTCCCAACGCCACAAATCATACCTCCATCACCAACTAATATGACCCTGTAAGTTCTATCCACAACAGAACGTCCGGCTCCACGAAATGTACCTGTATATCCGGCTGGTGGTGTGACAACAGTCCAGTTTGCCTCTGTTGTGATAGAGAAACCGTTATTTACAAGAATAGAACCATTCTCGCCAGCAACAACAATAGTGTCATCTGAAAACCCATCACCATTATGACAACAAACAGTATAGAAATCAGTAGATGTGAAAGGTGCAAGGACATCAGCCTGTGTCACCTTGGTCCAAGTAGACGCACCATCTGCTGTGTTTGAAACATAGATTCTGCCGCCATCACCAACAGCCACAAAGCATTCGTTGCCAGTGTTGGTGTTGTAATCAACAGCCCTAAAGTCAAAAGCGCCTGCTTCAAAAGGAGAACCAGCATTGCTGATCCAGGTGCTTCCGCTTACTGAGTATTGAATTTCACCAGCGGCTCCTACGGCAACAAACTTTCCTGATGGCTGAGAAGTCTGTCCGCTTACGTTTTGCTGGTTTGCAACGCCATAGAAATGGCCAGAATATACGCCACCAGGGTTTACTATACCAAACGAACCAACACCGGGATCCATAAGACTGGACGTGAGAATAGTTCCGTTGTCACCCACTACAACCCAAATGCCAAACTGGTGTTGACCAAACAAGGCTCCTTTTGAGTGTGTTGCATCACGCAATGTTTCGGTCACTGGTGTTGCGGTTGAAGTGAAGTACCATGTTCCACCTTGCTCTCGGCGCATGATGGAACCACTGGTTCCAACCAGAAGCTGTTGTGCATAAGGCTTGAACAGTCTTACAAAATCAGAGGCATCTGAACCATACCATTCCCGAAGTCGGCCATCGACCGTTACGGGAAATGAACCTTCGTTGAAAATTGGAGTTGTACTGAATCCTTGATCCTCACCAAAGAAGACCTGGTTGACAACTCCCGTAGCAGACTCATTAGAGACGTAGTACACCGTTCCAATCACGTTCGACTGAGATGGTGGTGACACAGCCGCATGTGTGGTCATGTCGCGTGTCAACGGCATTGGTTCAGGAAGCTGAAAGCTTGACTGTAACAAACGCTTCAATCCCTTGTATCTTGTCTGATATGGATACGGTGAAGATAGCCATGTTGTATCCACAAGTTCTTCAGGGAAACCGGACGGAACACTGCTTCCGAAGATGATTGGAATGTCAGTTCGGCTTTCAGGCAAGTTGAATCCTGGTGTAGTCGTAGGGGACAAGACACCGGACACGGGATTGAGATATCCCAGTTCAACTTCATTGGCTAGCGAGATGTCGATAGGGTTTGGAACATACGAGTCAAAAAAGGTTTCCTCTTCGCTGTAGCAAGTGGTGAAAAGAGTCTGTGTACCAGAGCCAACACCTCGGCCATGCTTGAATCGAAGTCTATCTGAGTACAACATGTTGAACTGCTTCAGCTTGGTGTTTGTACCAGTGATGTGAGAAGCGATGACCTCATGACGTCTGGTATAGACGGACTGAGTGATGTCGTCATCGCCTACACGTACAGTAAGCAAAAGGCTATCAGTGGAAATTGGATCACCAACAGAAACCTGATCGGTTGTCATGCCGTTACGCAAGTAGTAAGGCGATGTATCGAAAAACTCCATAGGATTAGTTATCCTTCACCAATCATATGCGTGGTAACTGAATTGGTGTCGTACGAGTTTTTGACATCTGTGTCATCCAAGTAACGTCCATAGAAAGTCACCTTAGCAGGACCATCAAACGACATTCCACAAACAGGGATAGAAGTATTGACTGGATAGATTGCTGGCAATGACATCTTGACCCAGTTGTCATTCATCAACGATGAACGTTGTGTCACAGCATCGACCAAAGGCAACTGCCAACCAAACACAAGTTTGTCAGTTGGATACAAGACATAGGTGTCTTCGACAAACGTCTCACTTGGTTTTCTTGCAAGAATGATGCCTTTGGCACTGAGATTGAAAATATCACTCTTAACATCAGTTATGTCGTATGCCCACTGATCAAGAGATGGGTTACCTTCTCCAAACAAGTCCTTCAACTCCAAGACGCTACCCGAGTAACCTGTCAAACCAGCAACCTTTCCTTCGACAATAGGGTTTCCAAGAACGCCAGTCATCATTGACGGAGACACACCGGCACTTTGATGTTCGCCATTAGCAATTCCCTTGCCAACACCATCAAACCCAGCTCCAATACGACCACCGTCATAGAATCCAATGTAGTCAGAGTAATTATTTGAATAAGGACTTGCGTTCTTTTGTGGCCCATACACGCTAAGTGGTTGTAATCTTGGAACCTTTGGCTTCATTTCAAAACGAATTTTTCTTGCAGAGCCCCAAGAAAGCCCGGCAATTGAGCTGGTTATGGAAGTGTCTAATGAGACCAACACATCTCTTTCCATGTTGCGCAAAGGATAGATGTCTGCTACCAAATCTTCTGTTTGATAGATGCCTGTGGGGTTGCCTAGAAACGTAAAATAGTGACAAGCTCTCCATGACACATCTGCCAAAGGAAGTGTATTTCCTATGAGCTGACTATACTTGTCACCACTCATGTAGTTTACTTGAAACACGTCATCAAGTTCAATGTCAGCCGTATGAGTTGTTACCCCAGCCCATGTAATCATCTCTCTTATTGTATTGACTGTTACTATGTTGTGAAATTCTCCACCATCCCATGCCGTAAGCTCAATGTCATGAGGAAGTGACCATGACATGAAAAGATCGGAGCTGTCATGGTAAGGGTTGGCCGAGTATACGCTCTTTGTCTTCACAGAGGAACCTTGAGGAATCTCTGTCTGCTTCATGACGAAGAAGTTGTTGATACAAGCTGGAAAGATTGAACTGGTCAGATGGTAACCAGCCGTGGCGGATGTCACAGACTCATACATCGTGAACTCGGCGCCATCGATCTCGGCCACAATAGCTGTTACACGGAATGGTCTATCGATGTATCCACTCATGTCAAGTAACTGTGACGAAGTTGCATGAAACTTTGGAGCATGAGGGAAACCGTAGTTGGTTGTTGGCATTCCAGCAAGAGTCTGATGTTTCTCTTTGCCCCATGGATAGTTCTGAGCCATGAGTTGAGAGGAAATAGCTGCCAGAGCTGGGGTTGACGAAGTCAACCCTGTGATGTATGTCTCGTTTGGAAGAGTCAAAATACTAGGAGCGAAACCAGCTGGCAGATACTCCTTGGCCCATACCAATGGAAGTTTTTGTGCTTCAGTGTTCTCATGTTTGGCTTGTAGGGGCCAACCTGTTCCAATGCCCTCCCAACGACCTTCAGCAAAGTTGAAGTAAGCCATCGGATAGTTGTCTTCATAGGTGATCACAGTCGGATCTGGATCCGTACCAGTGTGACTTTGAGAGATGACCTGATCAAACGAACAGTATTTAGAGGATATGTCAACCTCGAATTTGTCCATGTCGGCAACATCTCGATAGAATTCGCTGTCTGCTGACAATCCACCAGCTACTAGAGAATCGTCTCTGAAAGGCTCATAGAGCCCTCCGTTTTGTGGGCCACTAGTACGACCCATCCATTGGTCAGAAATGCCCGCAATGAGGCTTCCAAAAGCCTCTAGGCTACCTTGATATTCTGGATCAACATCTACACCAACAGGTATATGTGCTGGATACCAGATGTCTCCTCCCTGTGGCCCTGTGCCAAACACCAGAACAGACTCTGAGCTGTCATTAAAACGTCTGTCCAGAGCGTTTTTTTGGTACTCATACGAACGAGGTTCGTTTGCTTGTTCAGTAATCTTGACTTTTGGGGGCATTCCCTTTGCGCGTGTTAGTTTGTCGTTACGTGGCACTGTTATGCTCCTCGAATCAGGTTGTTGAACGCAATCGAGTCTGTTCCATATCTTGAAGCATATGGTCCATATGAATACGTGCCGGCCGTAGCAGACCTTCTACCGAACTGACCTCGAATGTCTTCTGACAGATCATAGTCAAGCGCCAATAGTGCAGTCAGCATCTCTGCACTGATCGAAGGAATCTGTTCGCGAACTATGGATTCGTCTTCTGTGTCATTGAATGCTTCCATCTTTCTCTGACCATCCCAGACGTAGCCGTCCACACGAACCATCATCTCGGCAGGAGCAAAGTAGTATTCACCTTCTTCTAGGAACGGATCGATCTCGGTTGGGAAGTCGTATGGAATGAACTGTTCGATTCGTGTGTTTCCACCCCAAGGCAGATTGTCAGAGTTGCCATCTTCTAGGCTTCCATGAACTCCATGAACGTTCCAGCGACTTGTTGTTGAGTTTAACCCAACAGAAGGTAACGTCAGAGGCTCAATTCTAGCCTCTTCACTCTGCTGCAAACCTTCGTTGAACTGCAAAGGAAGTGGATAGTATTGGTCTTCAAGAAACCCAACAGGATCGAACTTCTGCGTTTCTTCAAACACACGATTGCCAGTATAGGAAATGAAGTCCTTGGTTTGACCATACGTCAATACACTAGTGTTGTGGCATGGGTTTCCTGACCACAGCTTTGGCTGTGTAGAACCAAATCGATGATGAGGTGTTCGCATGGAAACACCTTGACGAAAGGCATCGAATGCACTTGTGTCCATGCCATCTTCTGTAACCTCTGCTTCCAAGACAAGTCGTTCAACACGAGGCTGATCCGTGTCGTTGAAAGGAGTGTATACGTTATGGTCGTCTGTGCAATTAGCCATGTTCAATATCTTGTGAAGTTTCCTGTGATGATCTGAAGTAAGATGGTGTCCTTCAGGCCAATTCGATTGCTTGTTCCTAGATACATATCCTCGAAATGGTATTTCATTTTGTGTCTTGACAAGACGTGATCTTCAACCAAGAAGTTCGTTCCAAGGAAACGTGTCTTGCGAGGAAGAAGCTGAGAGACGAACGTTCCGATGTTGGTGTCGAACCACTGGAAGAACTCGAAGAAACCCTTGATGTTCATCTGCCCGGTGAGCTTGTTGAAGTAGTTCTTTCGAAGAACCTCAAGGTCTGGATAGTCTTCTGAGAACAACAACTCTGGCGCTCCGATGGCATTGTCAATCTCATCAAGCGTAGCAAAGATTGTCATGATGTCCTGGTTCAACGCATCTGTAACCGAGAAGTCAATTGAGAATCTCTCGTTGTCCATTGGCTGTTCTGCTCTTGGGATGCTGTAAGCAGGAGCTTGTTCTGCCCACGGCGTAGCTTCTACCATGTCGTAGTTCAGGAAGCCTCTGACTCTGACCTTGTCACTGGATGCAGCTTCATCGAAGCTAGGCGAGAGATAAGAGAATCGAAAGGTCTGTGGAACAATCACGTTTGTGTCAACAGGGAAATTGCTTCCTGTCATCACACGATTGTTTTGTGAGAAGTCAATAAGCGTTATCTCGCCAAGACCATCTGAGTCCACAACCTCTTGGTCTGACGAACAATCCATACGCAAGCGCTCCCATGAGCCACTGGCCGTTGTGTCGAAGTTGAAGTTGACCTTTGGATTCACCACGCCTGTCGAACGATAGTTTCTGACGTGTTCCTTCCACTCATCCTGGTTGATGTACTTGGACCAGAATCTGAAGTGTCCTGTCTTTCCGTTGAAGTCTGTGTGTCTGCTTGTTGGGTTTGTGGCAGCAATTGAGCTTGTTGTGCTCAACATCAACTGGTCTTCGCCGATGCCTGAGAACATGAAGAACGAACCGGAACCAACACGAAAGTGGAATTCACTTGTAGTTCCAGCATATCCGGTGTCATCGTAATATGATGACGTAGACATGATGTTGTCATAGTCAATGTCGCCATCAACCATCTTGGCAGCACGTAAGAAGTAGGACCTTGATGGATTGGTTAGGCTGTTACCTTCCAGGGTTGGATCGTCGTTTCGTTGACGACCGCAAGAAACATGCCAGAGGCCACCATCAAACAGATCGACACCAGACAATGTCAGTGTCAACATTGGAATGCTTCCAATGTTTCGCAAGAACATGCTTGTGTTGCCGCCCTTTACTGTCACAAGGTTCATGTGTTCGTAAGGAGATGGATCATTCAGAGACATTCTGTAAATGCTTTGAGACGTTCCTGACTCCATCGCAATAGGAAAGCGCACTACGCTTTCGGCTGTCCAAGAAGCTGACGTGTACAATACACCATTGCCACCAAAGTTTGGCCAACCTGGCTCGTTCTTTGCATCACCAACATCATCCCAAAGCGAAGCAGTTAGGAAGCCTCCATCAGAGAAATCAACCATCGTGCTGACCTCTGTCTTGCTGTCGCGGGTGTGTTCAAGAGTTCTACGAGTTGGGCCGCCGTATTCACGGATACGGAAGTTGCTGTCTGGATCGATTCCAACTGATCGAATGAAGCTTTTGACCGAGTGAAGGGTTCCCTTTGACTTCATGAAGTCTTGCATGTTAATCAACACACGACGCCAGATCTGGTTCTGAACATCTCTCAAAGAGAGATCGCTGTTGCCAATTGTGGCATCCAGGTTCTCGGCGTTAATGAACTGATCGATGCCACTATCCTGAAACAAAGGAGGCAAGGTGATGCCATGTCTTGAAGCCATGTCTTGCAAGAAAACATCTGGTACTGTGTCATGATTTTCGTAGTTGACATCATCCATGCCTGAGAAGGCTTGTAGGTATAGCTTCATCTCGTCAAAGAACTTGGCCCATGTGTACAACAAGACCAACAACGTCTGAGTGGCACCAACAGTTGTTGAACGTGGATCGTCACTGTAGTGTTGGGTAGGATCGACAATGGCTCCTTGTTGTGTATACAAGCCTTCGGCAATCTGCCCTTCTTGGAGATAGTGAGGTGGGATTAGCTTGGTGATCAAGTTTGGGTTGACTCGATCGTAGTTTGCCGCTGTTGTAAGCAAGGAGTTCTGTAGCGTTGTCACACCACTATAGTCGGGGAACAACACTGGGCAGTACAACGTCTTCTCAAACCACATAGGTGGATCGGCGTTCACAAGATTTCTAACGCCCAAAAGCATTCCAGCTGCACTGACTTTGCCATGAAGCGAGTTGTCTGACGAGTCGATGACCATGTTGCTAGCAACACCAGGTGGTTCGTTGAATGAAAACTTCAGCAACAACTCGCCTGAGCTAGGAGGGAAAACCGTCTTCTTCTCGAAGTTTTCGCGTTGTTCTGCTGTTCTTATCCCTCCCCAGATTCTCAATTCATCAATTGCTCCTGACAAGGTTGTCTGTGGAGCAAAGGCACCCGGACCGCCAATGATTGCTGAGCCTGAACCCACGATGAAGTCAGCATTTGGACAGTAGACATCTCCGAACTCAACAGAGCCTGAGCTTGTCCCCACCAAAACCTGATTGACATAGCCGTTGACAACTTGCTCGTAAGGATTGCGATTCCAGGTCCAAGCGATGTGATTCCATTCGCCCTTGGTCAAAGGCAAGGTCAAGGAGTCATACGAGCTACCAGACATCAGTCGAAGAGTGGCTGTGCCTTGCGTTGTGCTTCCTGTAGCTTCTGACGTGATCATGTAGCCATAAGAGTCATTGCTTCCATTCGTTACATGCTTGTCAATCACAATCTGATTTGAACTTGACATCTCTGGAAGCCAAAGATGCATCTCAAACGTCATTGACTTGAGCCTTGGATCCAACATGGTCTGGGCCGTTGTCTTGGTTGAAGTCTCTGTGTAAGCAGCACCGGCCATGTCACGCACAGTCACGAACGTTCCAGCTGCTCCACCCTCTCCAATAGCTGAGCCTGAAAAGAAGAGGTAATTTGTGTATTTTGGAAACAAATCATACACATAGCGCTCAAACCCAGTGAGGCCATCAAGGAACACTTCGGCCTGTTGTTGGGTTCCATCAAATGGATACTTGTTCAAGATCTGCTCGAAAGCAACATTGGTTTTCACCTGAGCTGAGTTGAAGAAGGTATGGTTTGCAAAGTCAGACCAGTCAACAGGAAGTTGCTGGGTGCTTCGTAGACCGACGCCATCTGTGTCATACTTGTACGATGAGGAGACGCCAAGGCTGGTGTCGTTGGTTACTGTTCCGTCTTGAAGCTCGTGAATGCTGACGGCATCAACGTTGATTGACATCAAGTCGTTGCCAGACTCTTTCAAGCCATGGATCATGATTGGCTCAAAGAGACGAGCCGTGCTGATGCCGCTTCTGTAAATGGCCATTAGGAAATCACCTTGAATCGAAACTTGGCATCCTCAAGATACTGAACTGATCCGTCTTCATTGTAGATAGCAAAGTCAATCTGATAGACAACAGAGACAAACAAGTCTTGAGGAAACAGATCAAACCACATACCCTCAGCATCATACGAACATCTCGTGGCTTCTCCAAATGGGATTACTTCCTTCTTGGTGTAAGCCTCTTTGATTCTCCATCTCAGATCGCGTAGGATACAAGAACCAGGCATGCTGTTACCAGTTCTCATTGTTGTAGAAGCAAACGAGGAAGCATATTGGGCATAGACACGGATCTTCTGTGACTCTGGTCCAACAGAGCTGACAGAGTAAACATCCCGAAGATTTGCCGTTGAAAGTACAAGGTTTTTGTTGTGAACGGCATGACTGACGCCAAGTGCCGGTTTGAACTGCATGTATCTAGAATGATAGACAACTGTATTGTCAAGACTTCTCCAAGTTGCCAGGAAAGGGATTCCTTCTCTTGGCAATGTTGAACCTGACAAATAGTCACTAAATGGTGACACAAACGAGTTGACAAACACTTCGCTTCTATAGACGCCGTCATCACCATCGGATGTGTCAACTTGGTCAACGCTGAAGCTGGCCGAGTAGTATTCTCTTGAATGAGTAAGATGGTTGATCGAAGCCGAGTGGCTCATAGACCAGCTCGATGTCATGTAGGCTACGCTCTTACTTGTTGCCAACACCAAGTTCATGCAGTTGGCACCAGACAGTTCAAGCGAACCAGAATAGAAGTTCTGATTAGGTGTAGGTGAGTACATGAAGAAGCTCTGGGAAGAGTTCAACAGAGGCTCCCCTGTGTCATCTTGGTGATAGTCATACCACTCAACCATCAGCGTTGGCTTGACATGTCTCTCGTAAGCCTGTACAGAACCAAATCGTTTGACAAACCAGGTCTTCTCATCAGTCTCTTCGGCTTGCGAGAAAGACACTCTGAAGCCATGGTTCTCAACGTCGTCAACCAACGAAGCAGACACATGTGCCACAACGTCGATCTCAAGATCCTCATCTCCTCTGGCAAACGACTGGCTGAATACACCCAAGCCAGTGTAGTAGTCTGAATCGGCCATTGCAGCGCCGGCCGTGGCCCAAGGAGACACGTTTGAAGCAGAAAGCCAGTTGGCTACATCCAAGTCCCTAAACGCCACCACGTCGCTTCCACGGCCTTCCTCAAACGATCTTGAAAGTGGCCATACATCTATGGTGAAGTTGGATGGTGTTGTCTGACCGCCGTAGACATCAACAAGCTTCAGGGTTGCCTTGTCAGGCATTGGACCATCACGCAAAACGTCGTAGTCAAATGCGACAAGAAGTCTTGATAGCTCAACGACGCTTCCTGTTACGCTTGGAAGATAGGTCTCGTCATAGAGCTTGAACAGGTCAAGCGTTCCAGCCTGCCCAACATTGGCATCTGTGCAACGTTCTCCATGGATCACCTTGTCAGTGATGGTTGTGTCTTTGATTGGTCGAAGTATGCGAATCATTGTAATCTCTAAGGAGAAAGAAAATCAGGAAACAGTTCCAAGTATGTCATACTCTGGGTATCGAATCTCAAAAATGGAACCAGGTGGCCCAAAGAGAATACCACGATCCATGTTTGCCTCGATGTTGTACTGAACTGTCGAGTACGAACGCTGTTGTTGGGCTGTTGAGGTTAGTGACGTTGATGCTGTGCCGAACAGGTTGTTGAGCTTGATGTCGGCCACCGAGATGACACCAGGCGTGTTGAAGATCAAGTTCTGGATGTCAGCAAGAACCACTGGCTGATCCATGTCAAATCTCTTCTGTCCAAAGTGCTTACGGATCTTCTTGACGATGGTCTGAAGCAACAGGTTTTTGTTGCCTGTGTATGTCGGATCCGTCACTACGGCGAAACGAATCTGAAGATCAATCACCTGAGCATCCAAGATGTCCAATGCGTCTGAGATGAGTCTGTAGGTGTTGAGGTACTTGGCAAGGTTCAACTTCAGTGTGTCAGGTGATGTAACAAGCTGTCCTGCCGAGTTACGAGAGATCACATACAATCTTGCGGCCAACGGATTGTTTGGGTTTGGATGCAAAGCTGCTCTGTAGACACGACCAAAGTTGGATGGCATTGTGTAGACACGAGCAAGAGCATCAGGCTTGCTGACAATGCGAGACTGTGAAGCTCTGACACTTGGTACTCTCTGTTTGAGTTCGTCGATCGTTGGTGCCTCTTCGCCGCCCGAAGCATCCTCTTCGTTGATACAAGACACCGAAGCTCTGACCATCTGAGCAACTCGTGGTGTTGGGTTGCCAGGGAATGTCAGGCTCAACGTTGGAATATCACGAATGCTTCTGGCGATTGCGTTGTGAGAAAGGCCGCCACCATGTCGATAGGTGATCGAGAGCGTTGTGTTTGGTGTCAAGACGCCAAGTGTCGATGTCTGAAGCAGCTGACTAGGATCCAACGTGAACCTTGAGAAATGCTTCTTGCCATACAACGGAACAGCAAACTGGCTTGGGTCGGGGATGATGTCGGTATCAAGTGCCAAGGCTGTGCCGCCGCCAAAGGTCAGCGACGTCAGTCTTGAAGAAAGAGCTACATCCTTGACAAAACGATAGGGAGCTGGTGTCAACACCAAGGCGTCTTGGACCATGCGATTGTCATCTTCGTTCTTGTTAGGAACTGCTCGATACACGGTGTCTTGTGTAAGGTGTTCAACCTCGTAGTAGACATTGCCATCGCCGTCAGAAACAGAGATGATTTCCGTGATGTTCTCCTTGCTTAGAGCAACCTTCAGGAAGGCAACAAACCCACCAACAGAAACTGTTTCGGTACTTCTGAAGCCTGAGATGCATGTTCCTCTTCTGCTCAAGAAGAATGTTGTTGGTGTGTTGGATGTGTTCTTCTGTCCAACGGTCACAGTCGCCATCAGATTGCCATCAGCATCTCTGTCGGCAAAATTGACGTTGTCAACCAACTCAAACATGGTTCCGTTTTCAGCCTGGCAGATGGTTCCAGCCATGAAGGTTGGGATTGCCACTTCGTCAGGAACAATAGGATATGTGCTTGTCGCCGGAACCTCAACATAGAAGGTCTCAGAGACAACAGCTGGCGCTGCTCCAACGATTGGAACTCCTGCCTGTCTCAGATGCTTCTCGACGTTCTGTGGTTCCGTTGCTGTGGTTGGGTCAAGCTCGTGAAACTGGTGATCCAGATAGAACGACTGAACGTCACCAACATAGGACGTCATGTCAAGCAACAGACCGCCCAGTGAGTTCTCCGAGAAGTCCTGGTTCGCATTTGGGAAATAGGTCTTGGCGTAGTCAAGAAGATCTGACTTGAATCCTGCAAAGTCCTTGTTCAGATACTTGCGAGCACGAATCTGCTTAGCAACGGTTGCCTTGGTGTCTTGTGAAGGGTTGGTCATGATGTAGGGTTCTGTCTCTCTAAGTAGAAAACCCTAAGAAGTTCACATGACTGCAAGGATGACTTCTAGCTGATCATCAGCAATGTTCAAAACAGGAATTGAGTAAGTGATGAAGATTCGAATGATACCAACAAACACGTTTGATTCGTAGTCGGCACGAGAATCAAACCCAACAAGGTCAATGAACGGCATCCATTTCCCTACAGCCGCCTGAATTCTCATGGCAGCTTCTTCCTCAAAAGCCGTCTTGCTTGTGTACTCGGCAACCAAGGGGCGTAAGTTGGCACCAAAGTCAAAGATACCAAGACGCTCACCCCAGTTTGTAAGCACCAAATTGCGAAGGTTATCAGCTACTTGGCTACGAACTTCGGTGTGCATCTTGAAAATGCTGTTGGTTGCTCTGTCGAGTTCCAGTGGTGTCTTGATTCCAATAGGACGGGTGTTCGGAACCCGCTCAGAGGTAGGCTGATAGTTTGGTGGTCGGCCAACATGTTTGAAGTCAATCATGGTTCTAGTAAGTACATCAAACCATAAACAGTTTTTGGATAAACGCTTTTCTCTTGTCCAAGAAATCCTGAACAAATGGACTTGATGACTTCAAGTTTAGAGGCACATGCTGTTTAGAACAAGCGCTCTCTGTTGAATCTTCAAGTGGCATGTTGTCAATCAAACCCCATTTTGAACCAAATAGTATTTTGGTGTCCTCGACTGCATCTGTATCCCAATTTACATCTTTTGTGTTACCAGCAAACAACGGAGTTCCTAATCCCTGTGCTGCCCGATGACCAAGCAGTGATTTACCTGCTGCGTGTCTGACAAGTTGTGGAACTGGCGTGTAGATGCCGCGTTCGGTTACTCGTGCCCACATGCCAACTCGACCATCGTCATGTTTGTATTTTGGAATGACAGAAGCCTCGACCCAATCCAACATCTCTTGAACGTCTTTTGACGGTATCACAATTGCTTGTCCGTACACAACGTCACTGCTATGAATCCAAGAACATTTCTCTACAACTGCTCTGTCAACAGGTTCTTTTTCGCGAGTACATAATGACATTACAGCTTCTGGTCTAGCCGTGATAGCTCCAATCAACAATTCAGGAAAGTAATCACACAAGACGGCATCGTCACTCAATACAAGATGATGCGTGCTCTCTTCCGATCTTGTTTCCCATGCTCTTTTAGCCGTTGGCCAGCAACCCATTCTTTCTGGATCTTCCAAAACTATGACTTGCCAGTCTTTCGGTAAGACTCGCAAAATATCTTCTACGAGAGAGTCACGACCAGCTCCCGGCACATGCATGATTCCAACACTAATTTTTGGTTGATAGGTCATCAGTATCCTCCTGTGTTCACACTTGTCGTTTTCCAAAAACTATAATCAACCATCAATCTTGAGTCAAGACCATATTCATCATATGGTCCTTCGCCATCGTATACTCCATATTCATCATAGCCAATACTGCCAGAACTAATTGGTTCTGAAAATTTTGCCACCTTGAACAAGTCAATCATGGTTCCAACAGTTAGTGTTGGATAGTCCTGAACTATATTCACTTCAGCGCCAGATGTTCGAAAAAAGTAACTCAACTCTGAGAGTGTCTCAATACCTTGTAGGCTTAATTCTGAATCCAAGTTATCAACACCAGTACCACAAACAAGTCGAATACAACTACCAACAGGACAATCTGGTAACATAAGCTGAGGTTCTCCACGCTGTCCAGGATATTCGCCATATTCGTCATATTCGTCATATTCTTCTGGAATGTCTGTAACTTTCAGCTTGACACATTTCCCAATATCAGACGTGTTAATCTGGTAGTTCATTGTGTAGTAGTTCAATGTTTGTCCATAATATTCAAGTAAAGTAATGGTGAAAACACCATCAATTTCACGAATCGGCATCACACCACCAGGCACAAAACCATTTACCTCAAATGTAGTAGGTCCTGGTACATCTGTCTTACTTTGAACCAAGCCTCTATCCGTTATTTCTACTTTGATTGCCATGCCATTAAGTAGGCAATCATATCACAAATTGGTATTGTGAGGAATCAACTTGCTAGCCTTCTGAACACCAACGTTGATCACACCCTGGTTTGACTCGATGCTTGCCTGAGCCGTGTCTAGTTCGGCCTTTGTAGGACCATCGTAGTCAGCAAGAGCCGTATCAACCTCTGCATTCACCTGAGCTGCTGAAAGGTTGTTCAAGGCTGCGATAGAGGCAGCCGTTGCCAAGCCTGCTTGAACAGCAGTTACACCACCAGCCGTAAGTTCTCTTACGCCAGCAGACCAAACATCAGCAGCTGTAATATCGTTTAGGGCAGCAATCTCAACGCCTGTTGCCAAACCTAGCTGAATGGCCGTTACACCGCCAGCTGTCAACTCGCGAGTTCCAGCGGCCCATACATCCGCTGCTGAGATGTCGTTGAGTGCAGCAATAGAAGACGCCGTTGCAAGGCCAGTTTGAATGTCTGTAACGCCTCCGGCAGACAAAGTGCGTACACCAGCTGCCCAAACGTCAGCCGCAGTGATGTCATTCAGTGCTGTGATTTCTGCACTCGTAGCGAGACCAGATTGTACCGCCGTTACACCACCAGCACTAAGAGTTCTGGTTGCTGCTGCCCACACGTCAGCTGCTGTAATGTCATTCAAAGCAGTGATTTCAGCAGAGGTTGCCAATCCTGTTTGAATAGCCGTCACGCCGCCAGTGGTAAGTTCACGAGTTGCTGCTGACCATACGTCAGCAGCAGAAATGTCGTTTAGAGCTGCAATTTCTGCACTCGTAGCAATGCCATCTTGAATGGCAGTTACGCCGCTTGCTGTCAAAGCTCTGGTAGCATAAGACCAAATGTCAGCTGTGCTTGGTGCTGCACCAGCCGTAAGTTCACGAGTACCAAAACTCCACACTGCGTCTGCAATTTCATCAACAGTAAGCTCTGCTCCACCTGTGGCAAGAAGTTCACAGCTTATAAAGGCCAATGCTCCTATGGTTGCTGTAGTTGTAAGATTAGATACAATGCTACAGGTTGCATTTGCAAGAGCACTACGTGGTGCAGTGGCAGTCAGAGTTGCCGTAATGGCACAAGTCATTGTTGCCAAAGCAGTCGAGGTTGCTGTAGTTGTAAGTGTTCCAACCATATCACAAGTTGCATCTGCAATAGCTGCACCTGTTGCCGTTGTAGTAAGTGTAGCTGTTATATCAGCTGTGATATTTCTACCACCAGCAGCCGTGGCAGTAGAACTTAGTTCACCAAAGCTTCTACAAACTGCGCCACCACCCTTTTGTGGAATGGACCAAGCAATAGGAGGATTGTATCCACTGGGAATACCAATTGCACGAGAAACGCCTTCAACAGACGCATACCGTATGCGTCTGGCACCAGCGTTACCAGCTGGTAACGCTAAAGAAGCCGTACCAATTCCATTTACAGTGGATGGTCCAGCTCGTCTAATGCCGTTGTTGATCAAGCCCATGTATGGTAATTACCCCCATACAAAGTCAATTGTAGATGTGATTGGCGAAAGGTTTGTTGTTGCACCAGTTCCAAACAACATCCAGACAAGGCATGCACCATCTTCAATCTTTGGAAACGAAGGAAACTGACTTAGTAGTTCACGCTCTGTCCACTGACCCGTGGCTGAAGGCGGAAGATCTAGGATTGGCTTAGCAATGCAAAGACCTAGTACGCCTGTACCTGTGTAAGCAGTACCACCTGACAGAGTGAAAGATTGTATAGAGGCTACTCCTGTATCACCGCTTGCCATAGGCAAGAAGGCTCCATATCGGCCAGCTGCGTTACCTGAGTGAATCACTCGACCAGCATAGGCATCCGCAGCTGCACCCATTGTTGGTGAGCCAGTAAACGCTCGACCAGGTGTACCTGCACTGTTTGTGTAGCTGGAAGCTGTAAGGTTAGGACCGCCGCCCGTTGGAGCGGTACCAACCACAAATGATGCAAGGCAACCAGCACTACCGCGTCCCATTTGAATGGTAAGAGTATGAGTACCTGTTCCTGCGTCTGTGAAAGCAATAACTGTACCAGCAATATAGTCTGCATAAGATGCTGCAACACGAGCAGTAGTGGCAGATACACGAACAAGCCAGTAATCAGTTGCAAGAGCTAGACCTGTTGGAAGAGTTGTAGTTGTCGTGAATCGTACCTTGGTTCCACTAACAAAATCGTTTGTATAGGTCAAAAGAAGACCAGAAGAAGAAGAAGCAGTGAAAGTGTTAGTATTGATTAACGTACGAGAACCTGTACCTGTTACATCTGTACCAGATAGACGGTAGTAACCCTGTAAGTCCACAAGCTTTGCTTGCCAAGGAGCACCAGCGGCAGCAACAATAGACATACCCACATTGAGAATGTGCTTGGTCATGCCTCCACCAGGAGGACCACCATGGTCAATACCAAAACGGTTTGTTCCATCTCCAGAGAATTCATCACATGCTTGCCATAGAAGTGTAGTACCAGGGAAAGTGCTTTGTACAGGGTTACCTAGTAAACCCATTGTGGAGTGCCAGCCACCAGCTGTATGTGCTGGTGTAGTTAGTTTAGCAAACTCACGGTGAACCATACGCCCTGAAGTTAGAGCGGAAATTACGTCATCTTGGTTAGAAATAGTCATTAGTCATTACTCCATACAAATTCTGCATAGCCAGATATTGTAGCTGTAGTTACCGCCGCAGTTGGACGGACAATCAAATTCAAATATGCACCATCTTGTATCGGAACAATCGGTTTGTTCAAACAAACAGAAGTTTCAAATGGCACATTCAACTCAATAGCAAGAGTATCCATAAGAGGTTTCACAAGTACCAAAGTTACAAGACCACCAGTCGGTATAATATACGTAACTGATGTAATTGATCTAACACCTGTATCCCCACTAGCTAATTTGAGAAATGGTCCTAGAGTATTTACGTTTGAGGCTGGAGCACTACAATATAAGTTTCCTGTTGAAGCAATAGTTCCTGCTGTGCCTTGAACGGGTGATGTTCTCGAAACTCCATCCTGGTTGATGTAATCAAACGTAAATGTTCCGTTTGTAGCACTTGGTGCTCCAACAACTACTGCCATTACTTGTACACCAGCACCATCCGTGTATCGTGGTAGAGTTACCGTGTTATCAAGTATCTGAACATCTGTTACGTCTGAGTCAACAAATGGGTAGTACAACAGATAATCTAGCAACTTGTATTGTCCAAGCATAGCTGCTGTTGCAGATACCAAACCAAAACGAGTTAGCCACTTGGTAGCTGGTGCTTGGTTCGGCCCATGAAAAATACCACGATTACCATCAAGAACCTCTGCTGCAAGAGGTGTAGCAGCATAGTAGTTTGGCAATGGATTACCAGCCAAGTAAGACACATCGTGCCACCAACCAGCTGTGATTGAAGTAGTGAATGCCTTACGGAAGGAACATGCATGTACACGTCCGCTTACATAAGCATCTGACAACTCAGATAGTGTTCGAAAAGCAGCAGCCATCAGTCAAGTGTCATAGTAAGAGTTCCAGCACCAAACTGTACCTGAACACCTGATTCTACGGTCAGAGGTGAACCAAGAGTGCTATACGCAATGATTTGCGTTGAACCCTGTGGTGTAATGCTTGCGTGTGTGATTACGTTAGAACCACCAGAACAAACAATAAACTGAATGAGGTTGTCGTTGACTGCTTGGTTGCCAGTAACTGTCCAATCTGTTGCTGCTCGGTCTACAGTTACAACTGCATACCCTGTATACGTTGCTTCGTTTACAGTTGAAGCTCCTCCTTCACCAGGAGAAGCTGTATGAAGGTGAATATCAAGCTCTGTTGCAGCAGCCCATGGCAAGGCTGTACCTAGCATTATCAAATTGAGAATATCTGTTTCAGTTGTATTGCCAAAACTCATAGCATTGTCCTTTGTATATAGAATGTGATGTCAACACAAACATGTTGATTGCTAAATAGCAATCTTCTTTTGTTTGACTAAACCAGTAAGATTGACGCCATCAAAGTTCTCATAGAATGCATCCTCTGAGCCATCATTGGCGATATATCTGTAGTAAATAGCTGGGCCGTCATAACTGTAGTCGTACACGTCACCGCCAGCAAGTGTCATGTTGAACACGGGCTCGGTGTTCCAGCCTGTAGCTAAATCTGTCCATGTAGGAAAGCTTGAAGGACCCATTGGGCCAGTTGAACCAGTTGGTCCTTGTGGGCCAACCGAGCCAGAAGGTCCCGGTATGCCTTGGATACCTTGGATACCTTGTGGACCTATGGATCCAGAGGGACCTGGCTCTCCTTGAATGCCTTGAGGTCCCATGGCACCTGTGATGTTTGCCAAACGAAATTCAATCGATGCTGGATCTGTCGATCCACTGACTCCGATGACCGTCTCAATTGCTGAGACAGCATCATTGAGATTGACATGCATGTCTGTATGGCCATTAAGATGAGTGCCAGGTGGAGCAAAAACATCTATTGAACTTGGAAAAACAGTTGGCATGTGACTCTATCAGTTTGAATCAAGAAGGAAGGTTTGGTATCCTAATTAGCCCTACTTGCCTTGGATAAAAGCCCTCCATATTTTTTTGATGATCCACGCATCTTGTTTGAGGAACCTTGTTTCTTTTTTGATGGCGGGTTTGATGATGTTTGTCTGGCCGGGCTAGGTCATGGCAAAAAGGTTGGGGCTCTTGGCGGAAGTTCGTCACGAAAGAAACAAGAAGAGAGAGAATTCCGAAACGTTCATGAAGTCAAGATGAACACAAGACTTGTAGCAGTGAACGATCAACCATGCGAATCTCACACTGGTGGTCACAAACATTGGATTCGTGAAGACACACTGGATGATGTCAAAGGTACATTGGCTAGTCTTGGCAAAAGTCAAGAACCTACCTTGCCAAAGGTTTCGCTTGTTCAAACCCAAGAGAAATCACACAACATCGTTTCAGAGTTGAAACGAGTCATTGCGTCTGATAGGTCTGTTTTGACCATTAAATCAATCAAAGTCGTAAGAAAACAACAAGACAACTAGTCGTTCTATTTACCAAGATATCATGTCTGACTCTATCCAACTCAATCCAGCAGAAGAAAATGAGCTTTGCTTTGAAATCTCTATTGAAGGAAGCACAACCAAAGAATCTGTGGACAAGTCCATTGTCAGATTCCATTTGGCAGAATCTATTTCAAACGGCGAAAGCTCGTTGTCATATACCTTTCCTGCTTCTAAGATTCAAAACGGATCTGTCAGAGTCACAATACCTCGACTGAGTCATCTCATAAGAGAAGACAAGACATACACAGGAAGTCTTGAGGTGATCATCGGTGGTCAATACTTTGTTCCTCAAACAGTTGACATGAGCTTTGAAAGACCATTGAAGGTCGAAGCCAAGAATATCGTTGTGAACAACAAGCCTCACAATCATCAACCCGATGTTCTGACTGAAAAGGTCACAGCCGTGCAACCTCCTAGAGTGTCATCGAAAATCTCAACGCCTCAAGCCAAGCCTGTAGAGAAAATCAAAGAAGCCCCTTCAAACAAGAAGAAACTTGCCGACTACACACCAGCTCAGCAAATCTTGATCAAAAACGAATTGCTCAGAATGAGAAAGCTGCAAGAGCAAAAGAAGCAAGAAGAGTCAATGATTGAAATGTTTCTCAATGTTGATGAGCTTGACGACTAAGGAGCGATCTGTTTTTCCTTCACAAGCCCTGTTGGAATGTTTACTCCATCGAAGTTCTCGTAGAACGCATCAAGCGATCCATCGTTTGCAATGTATCTGTAGTACGTTATAGGTCCATCATAGGTGTATTCGTAGACATCACCACCAGACAACGCTGTATCAAAGACAGGTTCAGTATTCCAGCCTGTTGCCAAGTCTGTCCAACTAGGAAAGTTGTCAATTCCTGGATCGCCTTGCGGACCAGTGGGTCCAGTTGGTCCTGTAGCACCCGTTGCTCCTGCTGGACCCATTGAACCAGCCGGTCCTGTTGCTCCTGGTGATCCTGTGGCGCCTGTTGGGCCAGTAGGTCCTGGTACAGGTACGTTTGTTTCAATGATGGTTGTTCCACCCTGAACAACGGTTGTTCCTCGTTGCAAAGTTCTAATCTGCATTTCAACCTTGGAAATGCGTGAGAACACAGCTTGAGTCATGTATCTGTTCAAAGCCTTGGCAAGATACTCTGACTCCATGTCAGAGGTGTCTTTCATGAGCTTGTTGATCTGTTCAGGTGTGGACAGTTCATTTCCCTTAGAAGATTGTTGTTTCTCTTTGATCTCCTTACGAAATTGATCCTTTGTCTCCTTGATGAGATCAGCCAGGGTTTTTTGTTGAGTAGTCATCGATTTCACTCACCATACAGTTTCTGTGAATGGTTCTTCTTTGAGACGTTTCCATCATCGTTGTTTTTCTGTTTGTCAGACAGATCATTTGCTACAGCAGCCAGAGGATTGTCCACGGGCGTGTCAAGAAGCTGATTCTTCGTTGCTGCAATAGCAGCTTTGGCAGCCGTGATGGCTGGGTTCTGTCCGTAAGGAGGGCAAGCGTTGGCTGAAAATGCGTTTTCAACTGCTGTCAGGATGTTCTTCATGCCATTGCGAAGCGACTGGATTGACTCCTTATGTTTCGACTCTAAAGCGTTGATTTGACCTTGAAGCGAATCGACTGTGTCCTTGTACTTGCTCCACAGGATCCAAGGTTCAAATGGACCAGCATCATCGTTGTAGTCAATGTTTTCGTTTTCGTTTGGATCCTCGTGAACTGCTTGACCCAAGAACACCTTCTTGGCATTCATACCAAGACCATTCTTGTCCATCCAAATCAGGCCAATGTCTGAGCCGTCATCTTCAGCACCTTGTCTGACAAACAGCATGGTTCCTTCGATACCATTCTCTACATCTGTTCTAGATATGAAACGAACATGGTCAGCCTTGCCAACCACATATGAACGATTCAACTTGGTGTCACTTGTTGGCTGAAGGATTGGCAAGAGCTTGTCAGGGAAGGGCATTTCCGTGATTCCAAACTTCTCGTCAACAGCTGCCTGCATGGTTGCCATAATTCTGGCTGCATCGTTGATGAAGTCTGGATCACCTTCGTTTGGGTTGTCGGTTCGACGTGAGCCATCTGTGTCTGCGTTTCGCCATGGAGCCTTGTCGGTCTCCAAGACGCCCTTGGAGTTCTTGATCACTCTTGGGCTAGTCAGGGTAGGGTTTTCGCTTTCAGAGGCAGGAAGGTGCCTTCCACGTCCTGCAACGATGTCAATCGTGCCTGAGAAGCCACCAGTGGTTTCCTCTTGATCCTCCGTGTTCACATTTGGATCGACTGGACCAGTTCTGTCTTCGCCAAAAACAACCATGGTGTTGTTCGATCCCTGAAGGACAAACTCACCAGGTCGCTTGTTCCATCTGGGAACAGGTTCCATCGTGCTCTGGAAAGGAGCGGCTTGGCTAGCACTTAGGAAGTGAGCATAGGGATCACCCTGGTTGTCAATAGGACGGACAGTGTGCGTGTCAATCGTTCCAGCACCATTTGGGAACCCTGGCTCTGGACTTGACTGAATCTTGGTTAGTTGGTTGGTTGACCAGTTCTGCAAGTTGTTGAGACCATCAAACTGCCTATCAAGATGTGTATAGTTGACATCTTCAACAGCTCGGTTGCCATGAACCCTTGTCATCCAGAATCCAAGCTGGTTTCCTCTTCCAACATAGTCCTGATAGACCACATGAATGATTTCTCCAATCTTCACAGGGAACTGAATGTGGGATGAAAAGAACGGAAACAAGATCGTATATCCTGTAGCTGACAACCCACCCGAATCAGAAATGATCTGAGCAATGACTGAGCCAACAGGCATGACGTCAATCAACTCTGGGTTGTTAACGACTGACATCCACTTGTCCTTGATATCAGCGTTCGATAGGATTGCTTGAGGTTGGTAGACGTACTCAACGACAACAGCCGACTGTAACACAGGTGGCGACGCTGATGCGTCTTGATCACGCATTCTTCCACCAACGTTGTTACGTTGAGCGCCGCCTACTAGTGTACGGCCTACGCTGCTTCCACCAAAGGTAGACATCTTGAATCAGTTGGCTTTCTTGGAAGACTTAGGAGAACCTGTTGAAGCAAGTGTGGTTCCTCCCATCATTCCATACATCTCGTCTTCACCCCACTGCTGCTCGATGTCTTCATCCACAGCATCTGAAACAAGTGAAGCAAGTTTGATCAACTGCTCATTAGCCTTACTCATTCGTTCCATGTACTTGGCCAAGGTGGCACCATGAATCGCGTGCTCAGAACCATTGCCAGCTACCATGGTGTAAAGGTCGCCAAACAGAACAAAAGCGTTCTTGCGATCAATCAAGGCATACTCATAGATCTGACGCCACAAAGCCTTCTTGCGTTCCTCGGTACTGGACAGAGTGTCTAGCAAATCAGAAAAACCCTTGACTTCACTGTTGATTTTGTCATCAAGCTGTTCAGGTGTGAGTTTCAGGACGCCATTGCCTGAATCAACACCGTCGTTTGTAAATCCGATCTCGTCAGACAAAGCTCGCGACCCGGCTCCACCGATCACAACCTCTTCGTCTTCGTCATCAACGGCCAATTCGCTTGGGTTGATGCCAGATTCAATCAGGAACTTCTCGTAATCATTGGCAGGTTGTTTGGACATTACACGTAACTATTTTGCTCTGTCGTTTTGAATTCACGATAGTGCTTCTTCAGTGTTGCCAAAGCCATAGAGAGATTCTTGCTTGTCAACCCCGAGATCTCACGCACATACAGCAACACCGCTCTCTTGGAAAGGAACTCAAGATCCTCAAGGTTGTCAATCACCTCTTTGATGGCATCGAGTGTCACCTGCTCGTTTGGTGTCTTGACCTTCAACGTCAACTCTTCCATCAGCTTGGTGAGGAACAAGTGAATCTCAGCCTGAGAAGACATCTCGTCATAGGATGGAATGGTATTGTAGCTTTCGATCTTCTCAAGATCCACAGGTGAAATGTTCTCTACATCATCAAGGCTCACATGCTGATGGAGTCTCTTGGTGTTCTGCTTGCTCTTGACTGTAAGCCAGTTTCTGCTGACAACGTTGAAGTAGGAGAATGCCTTCGATCCTTTGTCGGCCTTGAACTTTGGTAGAGTGGTGTAGAGGAACTCCAGGCATTCCATCTTGAGGTCTTCTCTGGACTCGTACTGAACCCTGAAGCCATAGACATTGATGAGGTTCTCAACAAGAGTATCAAACGCAGGAAGAATGTGCTTGACGTAAATGTCCTCTTTGATCTTGGCGTCACCTTCAGCCTGATATTGAACAATGTGTTCTTGAGTAGCCATTGTGAAGTAGTGAGCCGACTCAGTTGAGTTTGGGTTTCTCTTGATACGAGTTTTCGTATCTCTCTTCTTAATGACTTTGGTTTGAGGTAGTGTGGCCATGATGTGATATGTAGTCAGGATGTGGAATTGATTAACGCATGTGTTGACGACGTATCACACTGCTGTCGAAAGCCCGCGCAGCTACTTGCTTAAATGGCGGTCCAGGTCTGTATCTCACCATTGGATCGTTCTGGTCTTCTTCCATAGCATCATACAAGGCTTCATGCTCATCAACCAATTCGCCATTGATCGAGTAAGTCTTGGCCTGGAATTCATCGTTGTCTTGAGTTGTCTGAAGCAATTCTTGATACGAGATCTTCTCGCTCTTTAGCTGTCTGACAAGATGTTCTGCCATCCTACGGATGATGATACGAGAGAACCTGGCTTCATCTCTTCCTTGTTCAACCACAGCACGAATCTCAGCGTTGTCAAAGAAGATTGGCATCGATAGGATCTTGTCCATTCGAGCCTCAACCTCTAACAACGTCTCAACTGACTTGTCGTAGTCCTCAAGCACGGACTCATAGTAATCCTCAAACCACATGATGTATCTGAGAAACTTGGCAATGTAGATCGCTGCGAACAGCAATCCAACACCAAAAAGAACCAAGAGACAACTGAGAATGATGATGGTAGTCATGATGATGATGGCAGCAACAGAGGATCTGCTTCTCCGTGTTTCTTCTGATGTGTGTCCAAGATCAATTGGCCAAGAACCTCATCATACTTCTGGTTGATTTGATCTGGTGAGCAGAACTGCGAGATCTTCTTTTGAAGATCTTCGGCCCATTTCAGTGGAGCATCTCGGCCAGCCATGAACTTGTTCAACGTCTTCTTGAAGGACTCTTCTTGAGGCATAGCCCATTGTGCGTCCTTCATCCAGATGTTTGCGTCTGCTCGCGAGGCATGAATCGTTTCAAGTGTGCTTTGAACCTTCATCCACTTGCCCTTGTTCAGGAACTCGGTATGAGCACTCCAGTCTGTAGCAATCACAGGGCATCCAACAGATGCCGCTTCAAGCAACGGAAGTCCAAACCCTTCACCATGAGTCAACGAGACCAATGCACTTACCTTTGGATGCTGATACAGCTGCATCATCTCTCTGTTGGCCATAGCTCCGTGTACAAGATACACAGAAGGCAATAGAACGCTCTTGTCCTTGCTCTTGGATCTAGCCTTCTCTTGAGAGATGATGTAGGCAATCTCGCTGATGGTTTGATTGACTAGTTGTTCAACCATCTTCTGATCAACCTTGGTATGACGACCAGCATTTGTCTTGATGATGATGCCAACATCTGGCTTGCCTTCAAACGCTTCACATAGCCAACGAAGTGTATAGCCAATGTTCTTTCTGTCATTCAAGAATGAATCGCCTGTCATCTGACCAACAATCAAGAAATTGGTTGATGTGTCAACAGCTTCAAGCTTCTTGTCTACAGAGGCTTCGGCCCAAATGTCTTGTCCGCTCACGTAATACGACTCAGGAACAACCATCACTGGTACAGTGATTTCCATGTTGAACTTCTTGGCCGTATCAAAGAACATCTTCTTAGTGAACTCAGAGGGCACAATCACCATCGTCATCTTGTTGCATGCCTGAACCCACAAAGGGTTGCATGTGTCAGCCTCAACACCAGCGGTCATGCCAATGTTCACAGCAGCCCTGTCTGTTGTCCACTCGTTCGGAAGCAAAAGCTGGATGCTGATGTCGAAGGGTTCACCAGCAGCTTTGATGGTGTTGCTGTAGATCTGTTGGATCACAGGCTCATCTTCTGTGGCCGTGACATACCAAGGCGTTGAACCCCATGAAGTTGGGTCGAACTTCACTTCAATACTATCTGGGTTGCTGCTACGAAACTGTAGAAGCCACTTGGCAACCTGTCGAGCATGAACGCCATAGCCACTCTGGGTCAACAAAGGAGCTTTAAACAAGACTCTGGTCTTGGTCTTGCTGGACATCAACTTCATGATTGGGTCATTGACCGAATTTGGCGGTAGAATCTTGATATTTGTCATCACTTACTCTCCTTGGAGTCGAGGCTATTGTTCATTTTCTTGCATACCCATTGAGTGCTTGGCAACTCGCCAGCCTTGTAATCCGCAATCACCTTTTCCAAGGTTTCGTCCCACTTGTTCACCATGTCATCATATCCGAACTCTCTTTTGATGTAAGACGTCGTCATCTTCTTCATCTCTTCCTTCTGCTCAGGAGACATCTCGTATATGGTCATGTAAGCCTTGGCGACCTCTTCGGTGCTGGAATAGTCTTCGAAGATGTATGGAACCCACTGCGAACCGATCAATGATCGTTTGACTGGGTCTAGAGCCACACCATGGACCTTGCTTGGGTCTTTGGAGTCAACCACCTTGCTTGTCTCGCCGCCCGTCTTGAGGGCGATCACAGGCTTACCAACCTGCATGGCAATGTGCGTTGAAAGTCCATAACCTTCGGCCTTGGAGATGTTCACCAGCGTGTCAGCCACGTTGTACAAGGCGTTCATGTCAGGGAAGCCGAGCGTGTCGGTCGAGAACCAGACGTTTTCTTGGAGACCGAGATGATCTACAACAGCAGCAAGGTTTGGTCCCTCACGATCTTGTGGGTTGGTGTGCATGATCAGCAAAGCCTTCTGATGGCCGTGCTTCTCTTGTAGATCTGCCAAGAAGATCTTCCAAGACAACAGAACATCTGAAGGATTCTTTCTGTGGGCGTTGCGGTTAACCCATAATACCTTGTACCAATCCTCTCGACCAGCGAAGTTGGTCTTCAGCAGTTTGTTCTTAGCCTGCTCGTCGATTGGATGATAGACTGACTCAGGGAACGCATGAGGAATGTAGTTGGTTCTCTCAGGGAAGTTTGGTTTGACCAAGTCATAGGTCTTCTGAGAAATACAGTTGATTAGGTCGGTTGACTCATACCAGACATTGTTGAAATCAGGATACGGATCGTTGTCCCAGACATGCCAGTAAGCGATTGGACACACCTGGTGGATCTCATCCTCCATCTCCCATAGCCAATAGAACTGGCGTGGATCCGTGAAGATAACAACGGCGTCTGGCTTCTCCTGAATCAACAGATGGCGAACCATGGCCTTGTCTCCAAAACCATTTACAGGCTTGATGACGAAGTCTGGGTTGACATGAACAACGTTGTAGTCGGGATGCTTCATGGCACCACCAAGACATCTAAACGTGTACTTGCCTGTGCTAATGAGCCCATCAATCAGGAATCTTGACTGAACGCCAACGCCAGAAGGATGCAACGGATGGTCGCTGATGAAGAGGATCTTCTTCTTTTGAATCAACTCAGGACGCTTGAACAACTCGCTGTCGTCGATGTCGCCACTAACTTCTTGTAATGCCTCGGTAGTCATGAAACATAGGTTGTATGACCACCTTTGGGTTGTTTCACACTATTTTTGTGCTTGTTGCTCTTGGAACCTGTTGATAGCTCGAAGAAGATAGTAGGCACCATGCTTGATCGTCAAATTTTCCTCAATCCACTTGCGAGGCTCGTAGGTGTCTACCTTGCTCAGGAACTGCTTGAAGTGGTCAATGTCGATAGAGCTGTCAGGCGAAACATCCCCAGTCACACCAACCTCAAACATCGCCACAGATGTTGCTGGACAAGTGATGGCATTGTTCCTCTCATAGTGCCATGTATAGGCATTGAAGACATAGGTCGGTACATTGGCTGAAAGGATCTGCAAGGTTGTATTTCCTTGTGTCTCTGTGTTAGTCAGCAAGATGGCAAACCTACAGGAACGACAAGTATTCAACAGTTCATTCTCGTGATAGGAACCGTAATCAATTACTTTGTAAGACAGCTTTAGGTCTTTGAGTATCCTTCGCACATTGTCCAGATCTTGTCTGGGTCGGTTCTTGAAGTAGATGAAGCAGTCAGTTGTAATGCAAGCTGATGAATCCGCTGGAAACCATGCATCATGGTCAACACCAACAGGACAAATGTACAGCTTGTCTTCATCGATGAAATTCGAGAACATGTCCACGACCCACTTCGATTGAAGAATGAAATGGTGTTGCCCTGAACTCAAGAAACTGCTTGGGAACTCTGTTGGATATGAAGCAATATTCGGGCCAAACATCGTTGTCTTTGGATTGAGACTCTCCATGCCAACAATGGTTTGCAAACAAGCAGAAGGGTATTCACCCCTCAAGCTTGGTTTCTGAACCACCTCCACCCCATACGCTTCTAACCCCTTCTTCAGATTCCAGAAGCGCCTTGCTGGACCTCTGTGATGTGTCTGGTGAGTCAGGAGTCCAACCTTGTTGATATCGGGCCAAGGATTGGCTTCAGGGAGTGCCTGGGAGCTTTTAGGAAGCCCGTCTTCATCGAGCATAGAATGTCTCTCCGTACGACACGCCTGTCTTGCTGTCTGGTCTTCCCATAGCTACAATGATCTTCTTGAACCCATTCTGTTGCATCACTGAGTCAAGACGTTCTGTAGTCTGAATCGCCGTCTTGTTCTGAAGCATCATGTGTGGCAGAGTGTCATACACTGACGCATAGACGTACTTGATGTTGTCGAACAGACCAAACAGCTTACCAAATCCTTCAATGACTCCTGGTTCGTCGCCACCGACATTCACTCTGATCATCTGATACTTGCTTAGATCCAAGTACACCTTCTTCTCTCTCCAAAGGTCATCAAATCGTCTTGTATACAGATCTAATCTAGTCATCTCAGCAATCTTGTTGTTGTACTCAAGAGCTTCCCTATCTGTCATGATCGTATGTTGAGCAACAACTTTCATCTTCCCCATACGAGCTTTTGAACTTGCCTCATTCGGATAAACCAACTGAACCTTTTGGCCTGTTGTATCTGAAAGCATTTCATTCTCGTATTCATGAATAATGCCATGGCTCTTTCCTTTATTCGTGTTCTTGTGAAGCTCTGGAACAACAAGTGGATTGGCTTCGATCCACAAAATGCGCTTAATGGTGTCAACTGCTTCGTAATGCGGCAACGTCTCTCCCTTGTGAGACCCAATGTCAATGACACCTCTGATGGGAGTTTGTTCATATTCAGGCAGATGTTTTTCGATGATTTCGGTTAGAGGTATGAGCATTGATAGCTTTCAGATTGATTCTTGAAACGAGAAGTTGGTTGTGCTGCCCTTGCGATATCCATAGAGAGGAAGAGTCAGGATGCTTGTGCGTTGAAGAAGCAAAGTCATGCGAGTGTTGTGATCTGAGTCTTCACCCTTCTGTGTGCGGATGCCAAGGTTGCCGGGCAAGAACTTCATGCCAGCTTCCCAGTGGCGACGATAGAAGATGGAAGAAGCACCACAAACCTCATAGTGCATACTTGCTACATAGTGTTTGATTTCCTTTGCGTTCCAACACATGAGGCATTGTTCAAGAGTATGCTTGTGACCATATGGTTCTGGGATGTCCTCTTTTGACACAGCCGGATATGACAACACAGTGTCTATGTCTTCGTCCTGTAGGATGTTTTGAAACCCACACACGTTGTGGTAGCTTCCCAACTTGTTCATCTGCCAAAGCTGAAGTTCTAGTCGTTGAGGAGCGGAGACATCATCAGCATCCTGCAAGGCAATATAGGTTCCCTTGGCTTCAGCTATGCCTTCATTCAATGCGTTCCACTTCCCAAGGTTGGATGTTCTTCGAATGACTTTGATGTGACCCTTCTTCGACTCAATCCAGTTAAGAACTTCAGGCGTCTCTTCGTCAATCGAGCAATCGTCAACAACGATGATCTCAACATCCTTCTTGGCCATAGTCTGATTCTCTATAGACTCAATGGCCTTCAAGAGATATTGTCCGTGATTGTAGTTGGTTACGATGACTGAAATGGGTGTCATGCTTTGATGGTCCAGTTGTATGGTGGCTGAGAAGCGGTAAAAACGAATTGTTCCATAGCCCTGATAGCGTCCAGTTGCTCATTTAGTTTCTTGCTGGCTTCGTATGTTGTGTTGTTCATACGAATGATGGAATCAACTTCTTCCATAGTTTCAAACACAGAAGGATAGTGCTTGATGCCATCCTTCCCAAGGTAAAGAGGCTTGCCGCTATCGTCATGCTCGGTATGTATTACAGAAAACTTTGTGGCATTGAACCTGAATTTAGATGTTTCTGGATCCACAGCGAAACCAGTTTCAAGAACCCAGTAGAGATTTCCAAGGACAAGGCTTGTATCACTAACCATGAACACCACCATCTGTCAGTCTGACCATGGTTACAGCACAGTCATAAACTTCGTTAACCCGAACGTACCAAGTCACAACTCCCATACAAGTGTTCAGGTTCATCAGCTCCCTGTCAACATCGTTCGATGGCTTGGCCTTCAGGCGTTCGCAAGCTTCAAGGTCGGTCCATTCCATAGGTGCGGACATCAGGGTCCACAGGCTAGCTCTGGAGGCCATCATGTTTGTGACTTCCGTGACCTTGTCAATCAGACGTGTGGATATACGAGTCTTGAGCTGACTTGGCTCTACAAATACAATCACACCAAGATTGAACAGATAGTGAATCTCGTTCTTGTAGGTCAGGTTCATTGGCTCGACAGACATCGAATCCACTACGGTCCATGGTTCATAGACCGTGGACGTCAGGTCAATCGGAGTCTTTAGCAGAGGATAGCTCATTGCGATTCGTATACCACTTTACCATATCTTCTGGACCTTGACAAGTCACATTTGCATGAGGAGTCTTCTGTCCCTTCCACTGGGTGTGGAAAATGTGACCACCAGTTTCGGTTTCAAGCCTGGTTGCCAGTTCTCTCTTCTCTTGGTCAGTCATCTCATTCAACGGCTTATCAGAGAAAGGATTCCAGCCTTCGGGACGCTTCTCGTTGTAGGCAGCTAACCAGAACTTGTTCCAGTATTTCTCGTAGCCAAGCATCTTGTGATATACAGACCACCAAGAGTAGTGGAACACCACAGGAACAGATGGGTCTTCAATCAACTTGTTCAACCATGCCTGATACACCTTCAATGACAACTCATCGCCTCTCAAGGCTGCTCTACGACAATCCTCAACCTCATTGGTCATGTAAGCGTGACCAACAGGCACAAGCTGTTGTTGGTCGCTAGAGATGTAGTTGCAGCCGTCTGTACCAGGACACATGAAGTCATAGTAACGACCATCATCTACAGACTTTTCATGTTTCATCTTGTTTGCGGGAGCTCCGTGAATCACTTGAACGTTGTTTCGAGAAACTCGTTCCTTCCATGGATTGACATCTACTCGTACCTTGGCATGACCATTTGCATCAACAGAACTACCCCAGAACTCAACTACAGGCAAGGTGAAGACATCGTAACTGTTTTGACTGAACCAGTTGGTGATGAAATTCTCAATGGCAACACGAGAGCCTGGCATCACAGCTTCATCAACATCGAACTGCCACAGATAGTCAGCATCCTTGCAAAGGCTTCTGGCCACAGCCTTTGTTCGACCATCCAGCAGGGGAAAGTTGGGAACGTTGTAGTCTGCATCAAGATGGTAGACAGACAGTCTGTCGGCTCCAACCAGGTTGACCAAGTTGTCCAGTCGCTCAACCGTAGCATCACTACCATCAGACGTGTCAACCACAACCACATGATCACAGAAGTCCAAATGGTTCTTGATGGACTCCTCGAAAGGGTAGCTCATATTGATGCAGTTGCGAGTGGTTGTGTATCCGTAAATTTTCACTTTGTTTCGCCTTTAGCCTTATTCTTCACGAAGAGGTAGTGATCCACCGAACAGTTTGTTTCGACATAAGATGGATTTGCAAATGAGGTGTTCCATATTTTCTTTACTAAACGTGGTGCCGAATTGACCCAATGACAACCATTTATTTCTTTCACAGAGACCCATATGTCTATGTCATCTAATACGTCCTGTATGGGGTTGGGATGTACAAAATATATGTCGTCGTAAAGTGCAAGCCAACACTTATCTGCTGATAAATGGTATTGGTTGGAGCCATAACCTTCCGAATACAAAGTAATTCCAATACATTCTTTTGTTGGTGAAAAATGGATTGGAATATTTTGATAGGTCATCTTGACTCTGCCATTTTTCAACGAAGCATACTCTACTCTCTCATCATGTGCCATTGAAGGATACAGATTGATACACATGTGTTGGTCGAGCACAATCAAAGACTTGTCGTGTTTCTTTGAGTGAAGGTACATCATGCCGCCAGCAAGGTTCCACTTGCTTCCTGGTGGAACCTTGGTAGAAGACCTAAGCTCAAACCAAAGTTTGGTTTTGCAGATATTTGTTTCTGAAAACACGCAGTCAATCACGGTCCAAGTCTTGAATGGTGTGGGCTCAACCCCTTCCACGGGACAAATGGCTATCTTGTCTTGTGATATTGGCAGCCACAGATGGTTGGCGTAGTCATAGGCGCCACCATTGATTCGCTTGTGAAACTTCATGTGCAGTGTTCAGTATAAGCGAACTTACAGAACTTGCAAGACATTTTGTTCTTCACGGCTCGACCCTGACGAACTTGCTGGACCATGTTGTGTACTGAATCCAGAGATTTTTGGAGAGCCTTCTCACCAGCCGAAACAGTCACAAGCTCACAACGATCGTCTGGCCTGGATTTTGAAGGCGTGCGCTTCAGCAACACAAACGAACACTTGATCTGCTCAGGCTTCAACCCCTTCTTCTGACAGAAGAAATACTTGTAGAGGATGATCTGCATCTTGGTCTTCTCGGACTGCTTCTTCTCAGGCATCCAACCCCAGCTCGTCGTTTTCCAGTCCAATATATGATAAATCCACTCTCTTGGCTCAACGAACTCATACTCGTCTGGCTTACCAGCTTCCTCGACTTCTTCTTGGATCACGTTGAGTCGAATCTTGGTGGCAGCCGCTTTCTTACTGACCTTCTTCACCTTACGTCTCTTTGGGTAGCGAATGAAGCCGTCAACGAACCCCTTGAACATCACCCCGTTGAGACCCTCAATAGGCTCCATGAGCTTCTCTTCTGCTGAGACAACCTCCCACTCAGGGAAAGTCTCGTCAAGCCACAGAATGGCTGCTGAGAGCATTGGCACGATAGCCTCGGAGAACTCCTTCATGTCATCTACCAGCTTTGATTTGTCTTCAAGTGTCATCTTGGCAGCAATAGCCGGGTCATCCATCAACGCCTTGATACGTTTCTTGAAGTCTTTCTTCAAGGCAGCAATGTCTTCTTCGGTGTGTGGGACTCTGCCGTTGTTGAAGTATAGCTCCATGCCATTATGGATCACCTGACCAAACTCGGTATGAATGCTTCCACGATCACCGTCATCAATCTTGTCAACATGCTTCAGCTTATGTCGCCAAGAACAATCCATCCATTCAGCAATCTCTGAATAGGACACATGCTGCTTTCCAGTCGGCAAAAGATCCAAAATCTCAAAATCTTCCATGGCCCATAGTATCATACACATATTTACTGATATTCGCAAAGGTGTCGTCACATGGGTATCAAAGTAGAGCTTACTGACAAGGGTTTGATTGAGAGTAAAACAGCAGATGGAACCCCGTCTCAGCTCCATGTGGATGGACATCCTTCAAAAAGCTGGTTTGCCAATCTTGGGTGAACAATTCCCAGTTGACTGGGAAAACAAGCTGAAGGATGCCAACCCTGGTGGGTTCTTTGAATCTCGTTTGCGTGATGGAATCAACTTCACTTCAAACCCAGATCCTAACACTGGGTTCTACCTAAGTCCTTCCAAGCACCATGGTCATGCTATCAAACTGTTCATTCCTGGATTGGTTCGTAGTGACTTGGCCTTCGTTGATCGTGTCATAGCAACCATTCGTCCTTGGAGAGAGTTCTCTACGTCCATCACAAGACTTAGGGCGATCGAAGACAGCCATCGACCAAAAGACGAGCCTTTGCCGGTGTATCTAACACCCGAACTAGAATGGTGGAGCGAAAACTTTGCTCTGATCAAAGACCTAGCATGTCGTCGTTACCCAATATACATGGTATCATACGACAACGTTGTGACAAATCCTGAAAAAACAATTGGTGAAATCATCAATTGGATTGGTGTTGGCAATGTTACGTTGGCTACATCTGCGATCAAAAAAGAATACCGTACACAGAAAAAAGTCACCTATACATCACACAAGGCAATCACTCCAGACATTGCTAACCTGTTTGATGAATTGTATCAACGAGTAGATCAAGGCTCAAACCTTGAACTTGACTTTTTAGCTAGACTCAATGCAGCCAACTTGGTTCTTTCACCTATTATCAACGAAGAGATAGCCGCAGCCCAAAATCGTCACTGACTTACCTATTTATCCATATTGAAGGAAGATAGGTAATCATGGGAATCAAAGTAGAAATCGACGACAGAGGTTTAGTACAAAGCAAGACAGAAGATGGAACACCATCACAGCTACTTGTTTACGGTACACCAGTTGTAAGTGGTTCCCACGCGGCCCCGAGCACGCTGACCACGATGCGAACAGAAAGTCTGACGCCTGTCGGTGGTGCTGGCATTTCATTCAGTGGGGGGGCGGTTTCAGTCCGTGCCAAGCGTACCTCCCCATCAGGCATGCTAGCCCCAAACGATCCTGTTGATGTGTGGTTTGCGACACTTATTAGCGCAACAGGCGACATTCCCCTATCATTTACTTTACCAAGCATAACAGGCTGGCCTATCAATGGTACCGCCTTTTGTCTCGCGGTTGTAATGAACCCAAGCTCGCCCAACACGACTTTTCCGGCTCTTTGGACAGTCTCAGCTACAGGTGGGGGTGCAAGTTTGTCATTTACCCCTGGACTTGTCCCAGGAGTTGGTAACTGGACCTGTGGTGGTTCAGGAGGCTTCCTCGCGGAATTTCACTTCCTGTATTACACTGCCACCTGACAATGCGGGCGTGTTTGGAAGTTTTAGTATCATCCTTTACGGCATCACCGCGCGCGGTCGAGGGTTGGTGCCACTATGGTGACCTCAGGCGTCTCCGTCGCTATCAGTACGTTACTGACATACTGAAACAAATAAATTAAGACAAGAAGGACTTACAGAACCATCTCCCAGAACTGGGCTGCTTTTCCTTCAAGATAGGCAGCCTTCTCTGTTTGATCCATCAGGTTCCACCAGTCATCCTGGGCGTGTTGGACATTTTCATTTAAGTCAAGTTCAAGCCCCATCAGTGATGCTTCAATCACGATTCTTGGACATGTGTCGTGTCCAGCTGGATGGAACACCAAACCCTTGTACTGTGACAACTGTCTCATGAACTCATCATGAGGAACGCCGCCACCAATCACATCATATGGTGTCTTTCTCGCAGAAAGCATGGCTTCAATAGCTTCCTGATTCTTGATCCAGGTTCCTCCACCTAGCACTGCCCACTTGTCATTGTGACCTACCTTGTCTCGGTTGTCGCCAAGCTCTTGTAGGTTGGCTAATTGCTTAGGTGTCCATGTTGATCCCTGAACTAACATGTGGTCCCATTTTTGCATGGCTGGAATGCATTGCTTGTACACGTCTAGTTGTCCTTGGCTCATGAAGAACGTCTTGAATGAACGCTTGTATAGACCAGCTGCAAGCTTGCCTAAATCTGTGGTCATACAGTCACAAGACTTACCTTCTTGCATCTCATGCATCTGCAAAGAACGATACTTGCAAAACCGATAGTCGCATTCCAACATGACCATCTTAGCCTGGCTTTGATAGGTGATTTCAACCAAGGCGTCTCTTGGGGCCAATGCGGCGTTTCCAATGATCCATAGGTCCACGCTGGGTCCAAGAAGTTTGACGGTCTCTAAGGTGGCATCCTGAGCCCGTAAACGACCAACCTTGACTGAGCTTGGTGCAGCAGAAAGAATAGCTTCAAGCGTCAGCTCGGCGCCACCCATTACGTCTTCGACGAACAAGTCTGAGATTGCAACGGCTGTGGTCATACAGGTGGTGCTGCCGCTTCTTCAGCTTCTGCGGCCAACGTGTCTTCAAGCGAAGGGGCAGCCGGACCAATCACCTTGATGGTCAACTCATCAGCCTCTGTCAGACCAAATGGCTTTCCATCTCGCTGGAGAATGTGAAAGAAGCCAATAGCCATAGAACAAGACACGTTCTCAAACGTGATTTCCTTCTTGACCTTTTCCATTTCCTTGGTCTTGCCGAAGAATCGATGCTCGCACAAGAGCGTGTCTTCCTTGCCTTCCACAGAAGTAGCTAAAACAACGTACTGCCTTGGAATATGACCACCCTCTTCAATGGAGGGTGTTACCACACCAATGACATCGCCAACTTGAATGCTGTCAAACATCTCTGCCGTTGACTCTTCGTCATACACAAGGGTACCTAGAGACAAGTCACGGAACTCTTCTGCCGTGAGACACTCAAGCATCTGGTTGATGGCGTTGTTGACTTCCCAACAAACGAAGCCAGGATACTTCTTCTCCTCTGGATGGCTCTTGCGTGTTACCTTGTACTCGGTTGTGGAGTTAGAAACTTTGACGGTCATATCTTGACTTTCCTCATTTTCTTCTGTGGTCGAGACATTCACTCTAACCTCTTCACCCAAGCTTGTCAAGGAAAGCCCAACATTCCATAACGCTACATCATTTTTTAGGCACCTTGTGTACCCAAGCTCGTACAGTTTAGCTGCCAACAACGGCAAGCTGTATCTGGAAAACGAAGTATATCCAAGACCACGGAAGTAGTCGTCCCTAGCTTGGGATATCGTTTCCAACGACGTCCAACCTTGGAGACTGTTGGTTCTGACTTTCTCGACCTTCGTTCCTCGAAACCAGGTTAGGTATCTCTCTGGCTGACCAGCAACAGTCAACGACCCAAAGAAGGCATCGTCGAGACGTTGAAGTTCTTCAACGGTGTGAGCACATCTGTTTGCTTTGGCCATACAAAAGTTGACATAGCCTTGGTGAACATCTCTGTGACTAACACCTCTTCCAGCCGAAACAACCTTTTCTTCCTTGAGAACTTGCTTCATGAATTTGCGATGAAGAGACTTAACTGTCTTCTCAACAGCACTGATCTCATAGGTCTCTGGGTTTTCAAACAGGTTCTTGTGGATGTCAAGAGCTTTGCTCAAAAGCAACTCGTGGTTAGCCATCAGTGGATTGATGCTGAATTCATATCCAAGAAGGTAGCAAAGAGCATGATTGCGTTGACCTTCTGGTATCTTGGTCAACGACCTGTAGTTCCGTTTTTCTTCAAGAGGCAGTGCTTTTTTGGCAGCTACTTTCTGTTCTTTCTTTTGACGTTTGGGTACGACTTCGGTGTCAGAAGCCACTGCTTGGATCTTATCTTCAAGCCATTTTGGCATAGGAAGAATGTCGGAGCCCCAGTCAACGGAGTCATCTCCGTAAACTGCGCCCTTGACATGAACACTGGGAGGTGCAACAACGTATCCACCATTACCACGAATGTCGATGCCTGGATAAGGTTTTCCAACTGAGTTACGACAGAGCTTGCTAGACCAGAACCAGATGTGTTTTCCACCGGGCTTTCCAGTTGAATAGGAAAAACTCTTTGGCAAACTATCGACGAAAGATTTGGCACCAGGATTGTTGACCGAGTCAACATCTACTACAACAAGATATTGACCTTCTGCACCTGACAGATCACCGCAAGCAACGCCTACATTCTGACCCTCGATGATCCTTGGCTTGGTTTTTGCTACCTTCTTCCAGTTCCTGGCTAGGAACGGATGTTTGCCAGGGCTTGAACATCTGTCTTGACCACAGGCACAGCTTGAGTTTTCAACGCCCCAGATAGGGAAATAGCCAATCCGATTACGTTGAAAAAACTCGACTGCTTGTTGTAAACCTGTCATTGTCGTCATGTGCCACACCACTCTACTCAACAGTACCAACACTCATAAAGAAGAGACTAACCCATGCCAGCTGGCATAGCTCCAATGACGGCAATGTAATGGACTTCGTTGTTGTTGCTCATCGGTGCTGAAATTCCGATTTCAACAGATCCCGTATGATTGACATTGCTTCCTTCTGCAACCAGGTGCGTGATAGCAACGTTGGTGTCATAAGGTTCGTAATCAGGTTCTGGACCAACGTAAACGGGCGAAGACCTGATATCAGGAACAGGCTGGAACTGTACGGTTGCCATGTCGCCGAATTCGAACACAGAGTTGTCTGTGACAAAACTGCCAGCAGATGCCGTGAAAGACTGAGAAAACGAAGAAGACACAATGGCAGGATAGGTTGTGGAGTAGATGGCTCTGTATCTGATGTCAGAAGAGAATGGTGCCGACAAGCCTACGGTCGCTCCTTCGGCTGTAACCTCAAGTCCAAACACGTTCACGTTTGATGGTTCTTCAACAGAAAATACGATAAACGGTATGCCAGAGAATGGCACATCAAACACAAACGACTGACTGACTTCATCGGTGAACTCGATCAAACCTTCTTCATACTCACCAACAAACAACTCAGGCATGAAAAATGCATCATACGGTTTGCGCTCGTATGGTGATCTCTCGCGTGTTATCCTGGTAAGATCGATTGAATAGCTTAGTTGCGTTCGAACATCTAACAGCTCAATCAGTTGTGGCTTCTGCCTTCTGAAGGTACTTGTTGTCTTACGCCACAAGTTTCGGTTTGAGGAGTAGCGATCAGTTGGCACGTTAGCGATCCTTGATGTGTGGTAGAAACTCAAGAGCCAAAAACAAGTCTACTGCTCCTACCATTGTACTCAAGAACACAAGAATGATTTGTGCTGTTACAAAATCTTCACCAGTCCATCCAGCACTGATTGTTCCTGACGTCTTGTTTAGAGCAAATGCTGTGCCAGAAACCTTTGCTTCGTTCACAGCTAACGAGCCACCTGTAACATCAAATCTTACTTGAGGAGTAGTCATTTTATGAATTTCACTATTGAGATTACCGCATATAAACTTTAAAGCCGAATGTCGAGCAACCAAGTTAGAATCTTTTATTTTCAACATAGCAAGAAATTTAAGTCGTTTAAATGTATCAAATTGTTCTTGAGTGGACAATGCTGCTACATCTTTAATTTCATTACCATCTAATAAAAACTCAAAATAATCTGTCATCTTTATTTAAATATAATTTTTAAAGGTAAAATTGTAGTTGGTTCTGTAGAAGATAAAGTAATTAAATACCAATCTTCTATATCATT